ACCAACTGGGCACTCAAGAAAGCGGAGGAAAGCTCGCCGAAGGTTCCATGGCCAGCCCGTGAGTACGCCAGAGGTTTATCCGACTGGTTGGTAAGCGGAAGCGTAACGGCCATTCATGCATCAGAGTTCAGCATCAGCAGTGACGAAGGGTTTGCTGGAACGGCAGATGCGTTAATTGACACGCCATTGGGTTTGACGATTTGCGATTTCAAGACGAGCAGCCGAGAGACTGACAAGCCAGAAGCGTGGTTGAAGGATCACCAGGACCAGCTCGGCGCTTATAGCCTTGGTTTGCGTGAAAGGGCTGGCATCCGTGTTGATGCTGGAGCGGTGGTAATTGCGAAGTCGAACGGTAATGTTCAGCTGCGAATGCTGTCGGAACTTGAGATGAGGGGATGCGAAGCTCGATGGACCGAGCGGAACAACCTGTATAAGGAGATGTTGTTGAGCGGAGAGGTTATGTAGTGGAGGAAGCGTTAGAGCTTATATATCGCGGTCAATGCAACGTTGCAGTGAAGGCAAAAGAAATAGGCGTCTCAACAGAAGAGCTGAAACGCCTGTTTCGAGATTATGCGGTCAAGCGTCCTATTGATGAGGATGTTTGGCGCGGCGACGTGGAACTAGGTTGGCCCTGGGCGTAGGAAGTTTTTTACGTCAATCCAGGTGTAATCACACCAGCAGACAAAAACGTCCCACCATCGAACGGCAACAGGTGTTCTGCGTCGTTCAATATAGGTTTGAAGCCAGCGAACATCAGATAAAAGCTCAGAGGCTTCAAAGCTGGTGATTTTGTCTGCCAAGTACAAAGCTTCGATATGTTGCTTTGTGGTTTTGACGCGAGCATCCTCAACTGGTTTTTGATTTTGAAACCAAGCCATCAGACACATTCCTCCATTGCACGACGTTCGTAGTAGCGCTTAAGGGCTAAGCATTGATTGGCACGGACGAAGTTGCCCCAATCTTCAAAGATGACTGCTCGAGCTGCTTCATAACGGATAGCAGCAGGCAGAAGATCTGTTGGAACACGGGAGCCGGTGGCGGAATACTTGGTGCCGTTAAGGATGCTGCTCATTGGTTGTACTTCCGGTTGTAAGCGTCGGTGTGCATTTCATCCAGAGTTGCTGGAGGTTCACCGCCGGTTTCATCCCAAAGGTATTGGGGCGTCGGGTCAAAGTTCAGTTCATTTTCCAACTGGGGAATGATTTCAGATTCGAGAAGATCTCGCATTGAATGGCTCAAGTGTTCATCCATCATGTGGCGTTTATCTTCACGAGCGATAACACCTTTAAGGATGTCGAGAGCGCGTTCGATTTTTTTTGATTCGGACTCTTGGACTGGCATGAAGTGGTACATCACCATTCGACCTCTTGAATGAGTTGGTTAAGGGTTTTGAGTGATTGAAGACTGGAGAGCTGACGCTGACCATCACTGAGACCCTTCTGTAAGGCGTCAGGATCGGCAGTGCGGACAACTTGCTCCATCTCTTGCTTAACAAGCTTGAAGCAGAACTCAATACGTTCTGAGGGCTTGTAGGCCAGATGGCCAGAGGCCCTAGCCTTCTGACCACCCAGGATGAGCGAGAGCAGTTGATTGATGGAGCGTGTAGCGTCTTGGCGGGTGATCATTTGAGGTTGCGGTTACGTTCAGCAGCATCAGGGATCGAGTTGTAATAGTCGTCCCATTCGGCTTGGCGTTGGCGTTCTTCAATCTCTTCATCAGAGAGAGGAGGCCAGGGGTCTTTGTATTCGGACGGTAGAAGGTCGTCGATGTCGTCAGTGCGAATAGTCATTGGTGATCAAGGAATGATTGAATGCGGGTTTGAAGCTCAGTAAGGGTTTGATGGCGCGGAGACTCGTGCCAACCGGAAGACTCCAGGAAGTCAAGCTCCCATGTAATGGAGTCAACCAGCAGCTCAAGTTCATGATCTGTGAAGGTCATTGATTGCTGTCCTCCTGCTGTTTTTTTGCGGCAGCTTCTTTAGCTTCGTGATCTGCTTTGCGCTTGGCGTGCAGTGCAGCTGTGCGCTTGACCTCTGCACTGAGATCAAAGGCAGCATCTTTCTCCTCAAACGTCCGCTCACAGTCGTCAAGCACGTTGTCGGTAATGGAGTCAGCCCAGGGATGGTCGGCGTAGTAGTTAGTGCCGTAGGTAGGTGTTTGCAGGGGGTATTGCTTCATGCTCTCCACCTCCTCGTCGGTGAAGTCGCACTGAAGCTTTTCGACGTAATAGCTCTCTTCGTTAAACATGTAGCTGATGCCTTGTCCTAAGGCGAGCCAAATAAACTGCTCAACAGAGCGGCGTTGGTCCTTAGCAACAGCAGTTAGGTAGTGATGCTGCTTATCGGTCAAGCGGAATGAGACGGTTTTCATTGGTTTGATGATGATTGGAACGGTGTGAGACAAAGGTCTCAGAACTTGTGAGACTGATCGCCGCCCATGCGGTAAAGGCGCTCAAAGGCTCTGGAAAGCTGCATCAGCTCTTGCACGTTGTGTTGTGCTGAAGCTTCCATCCAGGCTTGTTCAAGGTCGCAGAGCATGGCGTTACGGCGTTCTGCCATCGGGGCTGGTTCGGTGTCAGCGTCCAGCTCGATGGTTTCGGCATCCATCTCAGCGCTGGCCGTTTCAACGTCACGGAAGCTTGTGGCGCGGCTGATGCCAAACAACCGTTGAAGGCGAAGAGCCACGGCTGCTGGTTGGTAACCAAGGCTTAAAAGTCGCACAGCTTCCCCGACGTGTTTTTTTCTGGTGTCACTGGAGCGTTTCAAGCCTGAGCCTCCAGGACAGCAGGCGAGAACAGGTGAACAAAACGAGCCAAGGTGTCGGCGTCTTGCTTGCTCAGATAAACCGCTATTGCCTCCAACAGGGTGTCGTTGGCAATCATTATGGTTGTGATGTTCAAGCCGTCTTCAAAGGTGACGGAGCCGGTTCCGAATTTTGCTGTTGAGCCGTTCTTAAAAAAGAACGTACTACTAACGGTTGAGTCCATTAATAAATTGATGATGGAGCGGAGCAAGGGGTCATCCCCTTGACTCTTGTACTACAATACAGACCATTCACGGAAACTGCAAGCGGCCATTCATGACTGATCCGGCGCCTACAAAGACCATTCACTTCTGCCCGGATGAATGGATGCTCCTGCTCGAAGCTCTCCACTGCTACAAGGACACAAACGATGGTCGAAGGGTTGCCGGTCGCATCAACTGGATCCGATCCAAGCTTGTGGAATGCCATGGTGAAAATTGCTTGATCAAGCTCTCCGCATAAAAAAAGCCCGCTTTTGGCGGGCCTAGCGTTAGGTGTAACTGGAGCGGTCACGGCTCATGCCGGTCCGTTTTTCCAGCTGTGAACCAGCAAGCTTTTCAGCTTGGCTCAGCATCCAGTTATCCGCATCTATTCGGAATTGAACAGACTGGCTGCCGGTCCACTTGTCAGGGTCACCCCAGGTTTTGCCTTGGAAATACCATTCACCCTTCTTTTGGAAGATTCCGAAACCACTGCTAAAGCATCCCAGAAGGACGTTTAACCGTGATTTCGTGGTGTTGGTACGCCAGCCGCAATCACTAAACCAAATGTGTTGACAATCGGGCCTTAAAGCGAAAATCTCGTTTCCGTGCAAACGAACCGAAATAATCCTTTCATAGCCCAGCTGTCCACTTATCGAGTGGTGCGACTGTGAAACCTCCATGTTTCCCGAGTGCCAATAACATCCGGAAAACTCAGCCATCCAGAGAAGATCTCGGACGGCTTGGACTGTTTGCGCTTCAATCTTTCGCATTTGTTGGTGCGGTGATAAATGACAAGAAAAAAGCCCGCGATTAAGCGGGCTCCATGGTTTCGTTGTAGATGGTGCGCTCTTGACAGTAAAGGTCAACAGCAGCCCAAACCATCGCGTTTTTTAATTGGTCAACATCTTCTGCATTTTTGCAGAAGTCAGCGAGTGTAAATTCATGGTCACTAAGTAACCATTTCTCGATGTCGCTTTGATGTTGATCAAAAAATGCGATTGTCTCGCGGTAATAGATAAAGTCAGAAACGCCAGAAATACAGCCATAGCTGGCCACATTTCTGATTTCCGACTCATCCGTGAACCGAGCCTCCAGGGCATCCCGAAGGCGACAGTCAGACATCAAAGCCATCTCAGCGCACCACGCGAACGAATTCTTGTGTGCCTGAATGGCTTTGGAACGTTGCCGTTTGAATGGCAGCAACGCCGAAAGAACCTGCCGCGACCATTGCCGCGACGAACTGTAGAAATGAGTTCATCTGTTCTGTTAGTGGGTTGATTCGTTGGTCTCCTTGGGAGCGCACCTTACGAAGCGCAAAAATGCGAAACATCGCTTGACGCCTTGCCACAATCGCCCGGAGGCTTTGTGTTTTGGTGCGGTTTGCTCCCTATGCAGTTTTCAAGGTGCGCCGACTAGGTCGACTCCCATATTGTAAGACATTAGATCATCATCAGTAGAGTCTGACACAATACGAAACAGTAACATTACTCATGTTACACAGTAGTAATATTAGCAATACTAATCAATTACTACTTGACAGGTAGTTGTTCTTGTGCTATATTGTAGGAGTAGATAAAACTACACTATTAAATGAAACTATCTGAACAACTCAAAAAACAACTTCTTCAAGTTGAATCTTCTTTAGAAATTTGTCAACAAATCTTAAACAAAAAGTCTGAAGAAGAAGAGACAGAAGAATGGTTAGAAAATTGGAGCCGCTGGACCGACTGACAATCGGTCTTTTTTTTGGCTACAGGGTGGGGGCAATGTTGCAAAATCTCAACGCCACATCACCGCACGGGTACCCTGCATATATATCTGCTCAACAGCATTCGTGTAATAAAAAAGCCCCCTTAAGTGGGGGCAGGGGTCAAGTTTTTAAAACGCCGGGTCAGACGTCCTTATTTTCAATCGAGATTTTGAGTTCAGGCGCTTGAATATTGACGGTTTCAACGGACTCACCGATAACACGTCCAATAGAGTCAAGCACCTGACTGGCGGTCTGCAGTTGCCCCTTCTTGAGGGCTTGATGGAACAGTTTGGTGCGCATGTGTTGAAGACGCGCCAGCATGTTGTCGCGGTCAGCTTGCCAGTCTTCATCAACGAGCTTTTTAACTTCTGCCCAATCGCGCCATGCCGTATTGATTGAGATCTGTTCTTTCTCCTTGTGGTCGTACACAAGCGCCCGAGCAGACAGTCCATCAAGCTGTCGTCGATAGAGCCGCCTAATGCGGTCTTCTTTGATTTGTGTGGTGCGATCCGTTAGGGGCTCAGGCATCAACCTATCGACCTTTTTCCAGATAATAACCTCCCACACTGTCTTCTGGCACGGTGACAAGGGGGGTAGGGGTTGAAAACCTGTGTAATGTAATAGGCATGAGCACAAAAGCAGAGCCTGTAAGCCTGAGATGGGCGCAGGGCCAAGTTTTCACAAGCGACAAACGCTTCCGCGTCTTAGTTGCCGGTCGTCGATTCGGCAAATCGTACCTTTCATGCGTTGAGTTACTTCGTGGAGCGCTCAACAGGCCGGGTGAAACCTTCTTTTATTGCGCTCCGACTTATCGGATGGCCAAAGATATTGCGTGGAGAGCGTTAAAAAAGCTAGTTCCGAAGGTTTGGATCCACAGCAAGAACGAAACAGACCTGCGAATTGAGCTAATTAACGGTTCAACGATCGAATTGAAGGGTACTGAGAACGCAATGGCGTTGAGGGGCCGGAGTTTGTCGGGCGTAGTGCTAGACGAAGCGGCATTTATGGATTCAGAGGTCTGGTTTGAGGTGATCAGGCCTGCATTAGCGGATAAAGAGGGCTGGGCGTTGTTTATTTCGACGCCAGACGGTACAGCTAGCTGGTTTTATGACTTGTGGTGTTATGTCCCAGACGACGAAACAAACGAATGGCAACGATGGAGCTATACGACGATTGAAGGCGGAAACGTCAGTAAGCATGAGGTCGAAGCAGCCCGCGCTCAACTTGATACGCGCACGTTCCGCCAGGAATTTGAAGCGTCCTTCGAGAACCTAACTGGTCTAGTCGCCATCAGTTTTTCTGATGACAACATTTCGACAGAGGCCAAGGATATTTCAATTCAACCGCTGTTGCTGGGCGTTGACTTCAACGTGGATCCAATGAGCGGCATCTGTGCCGTCAAAGATGGCGACACGTTATACGTGTTTGACGAAATCACGCTGACTGGCGGTGCCACAACCTGGGATTTCGCTGATGAAGTGACCCGTAGATACGGTGTGGATCGTCGAATTATTGCGTGTCCTGACCCTACAGGCGGTGCAAGAAAGACAAGTGGTGTGGGCGTAACGGACCACGCAATCCTTAGGCGCAGTGGTTTTACGGTTCAATCGCCGCGATCACCGTGGAAGATTCGCGACAAGATTACAGCCGTCAACACTGGCCTAATGGATGCTTCTGGAGCGCGAAGGGTCAAGATTCATCCACGGTGCAAGGAGTTGATCAAGTCGTTGCGAACGCTAACTTACGCGCCAGGCACTGGTTTGCCAAATAAGAACCTAGGCGTGGACCACGCTTTTGATGCTTTCGGGTATTTGGTGTTGCAGCAATTCAACCTTGCAAAACCTGAAACTTTGGGGCCAACGAGTTATCGGCTTTACTAGGATGGTTGGGTAACTTTGACAAAGGTCAAAGGACAAGTCTCTTGCAGCGGATCAGGAGTGAGGAATGCGGGTGCGTGAGCCGGTTCTAGTCCGCAATCATTTAGGGCGTTAGACTGAGATTGTCGTCGCATTTTGCGTCATGCCTAAAGGTCCAGGGACTTACGGCACACAGAAAGGCCGTCCGCCCAAGAAAAAGAAGGGCATGAAGAAAGGCAGTAAGAAGATGCGGTGTAGCTGTGGCCAGTGAAAACGTCCCAACCAACAAGGCGCTTTATGCTCGCGTAAAGGCTGAGGCCAAGCGCAAGTTTGACGTGTACCCGAGCGCGTATGCAAATGCGTGGTTGGTGCGCGAATATAAGAAGCGTGGTGGCACCTATCGCAAAGCAACCAGTGGCGGAACGAAAAAAACCACGAAAACCCGCAAAACCAAAAAGTAAAGGCCGTGGTGGCCTTGGCCGATGGTTTGACGAGAAGTGGGTCGATGTAAAGACCGGAAAGCCTTGTGGCCGTTCCAAAGGCGAAGACAGGGCTTATCCAGCGTGCAGACCATCACGCAGGGTGTCGGATAAGACGCCAAAAACCACAAAAGAAATGAGCCCTGCAGAAAAGGCTCGTTTTAAGAAAGAAAAAACAGGTTCAAAGAAGATTTCTTATCAACATCGACGGCAAAAGGCGAAAAAGAAGAAGTCTTGAGATGGCTTGTGGGTTGTGAGCGGTTAGAATCAACCGTATAGACCCTTCCTATGTCTACCCATGGCCGTTATTCGCGGAGAAGAGGGTGCCGTTCAGTTTGAAGCGGCTGGTGGGACCAACGCAACCATCGTTGGAACTCGCAGCTGGACGCTGAACATCACCAAGGACACTCTTGATACCACCAAGCACGGAGACAACTTCCGTTCTTTTGTGGGCAGCCTTGTCAGTGGTTCTGGCACCGTTGAGCTGGTTTATGACCCTGACGCAACAGGTCAAGCGCCTTTTCTTGAAGATGTAATTACTGCGGACGATCCTGCAGACGCATCTTTTGAGCTGTTTACTAAGGGCACCACAAGCGGCACTGATTCTGCGGTCTTCACCGGAATCATTACCAGCATGGACATTACGTCCAATGTTGGTGATCTGGTTGTTGTGACCTGCAACTTCGTGACCAGCGGCACGATTGCCCTCAACCTTGAATAAGGGTTAGGACAATGGCAGAGCGCAAAAAGCGTAAGCGTGGTCCCAACCTTAGTGTTGGCCGTGGCGAAAAACTGCCTGCTAGTAAAGGTGCTGGCCTGACCGCTAAAGGTCGGGCTAAGTACAACCGGCAAACGGGTTCTAATTTGAAGCCGCCGGTTACTGGCAAGCCAAAGACAAAGGAAGAAGCTGCCCGTAAGCGTTCTTTCTGCGCTCGAAGCCGTAATTGGACAGGTGAACGGGGTAAAGCGGCTCGTCGTCGATGGGGCTGTTAGTAACTCAACTCTGAGGTGTCATGACTTACTCCGTTCCCGGTCTCGTTAGAACGCATCTTGTCAGCTCTTCCTATATGGGAAGTGTTGACAGTCCGTTCGTGCGAACACGGGCCGTGATTGACCAGATGAAGGGCTGGGAGATCATGAAGGCCGTTACAAACGGCACGGAGTATTTACGTGACAACTGTGAGGCATTTCTGCCTCTAGAGCCCCGTGAGGACTACTCCGCATATCTGGCACGGGTTAATCGCTCTGTTTTTACGCCCTATACGCAACGGTTGCTTCGTGCAGCAGCTGGGTTAATCCTGCGAAAACCAATTAGCGTCCAAGGTGATCCCTATTGGACAGATGTTTTTAACAAGGACGTTGATGGGTGTGGCTCAGATTTAGATGAGTACGCTCGACGACTCTTGATCTGTGCCCTGACATATGGGCACTGCCACACGCTGGTTGATTTTCCTGCGCCTACGGACGCAAGAAGTCTTGCAGAGGAGCGTGCTCTTAATCGTCGGCCCTATTGGATTGAGGTGGATCCGACCCAGGTGTACGGTTGGCGACTGGACCGCGAGACCAATTACGGAAGTCTTACGCAAGTTCGGATTGGGGAAAAAGCTGTAGTCCCTGACGGCGAGTTCGGAGAAAAAGTTTATGACCAAGTACGTGTCATCGAGCCTGGTCGTTATCGCGTCTTTAGGCAAGAAGAGCAAAAGAAAGAGATGCAAGGGAACTTCCCATACCCCTCTTCCTTCGATCAATCCGACGCTACAGCGCAGTACGAGCTGGTTGAGTCAGGCGATTTCTCGCTTGGGCAGATCCCCTTGGTAACGGTTTATGCAAATAAAACCGATACGTTGACCAGTAAGCCACCGCTACTGGACATTGCTCATCTCAATCTGGCCCACTATCAGCGGCAAGCGGATCTTATCCACAGCCTCCACATCGCTTCGCAACCAATGCTCGTCCTTGAGGGTTGGGACGATCAAACAAAAGACATGGCTATCAGCGTTAATTACGCGATGGCGACCCAGCCGGGTAACAAGGTCTATTACGTGGAGCCTGCGGCAAGCGCGTTTGAAGCGCAATCGGCTGAGATCCAGGAGTTGCAACAACAGATGGCGACACTCGGCATCAGCACGCTGAGCCAGCAAAAATTTGTTGCTGAATCTGCGGACGCACGCCGTTTGGATCGTATTGACACCAACTCAATGTTGTCGATGGTGTCTATGGATCTGGAGTCTGGTTTGCAGAAGGCTTACAACATGGCGGCTAATTATTTAGGTCTTGAGCCACCTGAGGTGAAAATCAGCCGTGACTTCGACTTGCAGCGTTTGATTGGTCAAGACATTACAGCGATGGCTCAGCTGTTTGAAGACAACGTGATTGATCGCGAAGAGTTCCGCGACATGCTGGTTCAGGGTGAAATCCTGCCAAACGCTGCTGAGTCGCCAGATTCCGCGCCAGAGTTACAGTAGGACTAAATCGCTTCTTACAGCATGGCCAAGTCTCTCGACAAGGTGTTGCAAGCAGATGGTTCCTATAAATGGGAACTTGTTGACTCTTGGAATCCTGCATCTGAAGAGAAAGCAGAAGTGGCTAAAAAGCCTGCTGCTAAAGCCAAAACGACTAAAAAAGCAAAAGCTAGTAAAGTAGAGGAGTAAATTCACTTTTAATAATGGAAGAACAAGTCATCCAGGAGACGCCTGTGGTGTCGCCTGAACAGCCCGTGGCTGCGACTGAAACTCCTGCCGTCGATGTTTCTGCTTACGAGCAGCAAATTCAAACGCTCCAACAGCGTGCCACTGAAGCCGAAGAAAAATTTCAAGGCATCAAAGGCAAGCTTGACGACGTTTACAAAAAACAAGACGATCAACGTCGTAAAACCTTGGAAGACCAAGGGCAGTGGAAGGACCTTTGGGAAGAGGCCAACAAAACGGCTCAAACCAAAGACCAACAAATCGCTGATTTGGAGCGACAACTTGCTGAGCTTCGGACTTCAAACGAAACAGCAGCGATGAAAAACTCTGCGCTGTCTGCAATCAATCAAGCTGGTGCGATCAGCTCTGATCAGATGTTGCAGCTTGTGCAAGGCAAACTGAAAAAGTCTGATGATGGCAGTGTCAAAGTGCTGGATGGTGGCGTTGAGCAAGACATCAACGTCTATCTTGCCAAGCTTAAAAATCCTGGTTCTGGTTTTGAGCATCACTTTAAGCCAAGTGCTCAAGCTGGCATGGGTGCTAAGCCAACTACTGGAACTGCTGGTGCTGCAGGTATCGCTAATCCTTGGTTGGAAGGTAGTATTAACTTAACAAGGCAAATGGCCTTGGAAGCTACCGACCCTGATCTTGCAGCTGTGCTCAAGAGAGAGGCTGGTAAATAGTCCCT